GTCTACATGCCACACTTTATCCCCACTGTTCCAAGCTTCAGGATTTATTTCACCTGTGGTAGTGTAGTAGTTTTCAGCTTCTTTATTTAAAAAAGCCCAATTATTAAAAGCAATCACGTCATCTCCATGTTTGTGTATTTTATACTGATCCAATTGAAAGGATGGCAGAAGGTCAAAGTATAAAGATTCTCTATCTAGACAAAACTTATACTTATCGAATTTCTGAAATAGAGATATTACTTGATGCATATCTCTTAATTTTTCCTTATCAAATATGAAATCCATAGCAAGTAGGCCACTCTTGAATTAAGCCTGAACCCGGTAATTTACTAGGTTTTACTGACATAGTCAATTAGTTAAAATATATTACTTTTAGCACCTAGAGGTATATTAGCCACTTTTACATGTACACTTCTAGAAAGATGCTCTGCTTTAGTGTCTGTTGTAGAGTTTTGAACATCTTGTAATGCCTCTGCATCTGACTTATATTCTCTGCCTGTTTCTGTGTTTTTTAAAGTAATTTCTATCTCTGGTTTAATAACTGGTATCTTTTCCCCATTAATCATTTCATATCTGACCGACGCTTCTTGTTCTATAAATGGCATTATCTGTCCTCTCTGTTCATTTCTAATATTGCAACCGTACCACTAAAGTGATCAGCGTTGCTTGACTGTAATCTTAATACATCATTTTCTTCTAAAATAAAAGTACCATCTGCAATTCCTTGTGAATTACCAGCATTCACGGAATGTTGTGCAATTTGATATTGAGTAGTATTAGAACTATCATATAAAAAAACTTCAATGGAATGATTCCCTGCACCATAATTAACACAATGAATTTTTTTAACAATGGACCTAGAGTTAGAGGGACAAGTATAAACATCTGTCACATCCGTAGTAGTTAGATTGTAATTTGCATTTTTATATATATTAGCCATATCTTTTAATTATCCTGAACCATAAAAAAAGTAAATCGTTCTTGATCTTCTCTTAAATCTTGTAGAAAAGTAGAATTTAATTGTTCCGTTATAATTCGCAATGCTCCTGTAATTTGTCTTTGGTTATCTACTTCGTACTCTTGTCTTGGTTCTGGAATTCTTACATTAATTTTTGACATTATCTTCTCCCGTCTGGTTGTAGGTCTGCTTGGAATGTACCAAATCTCCAGCTTTCACCAGAGTTGGTATTTTCTATTTGAATACTTGCATATCGTCCTCTTGCTCTTGTGTCAATCTTAGTAGTAGATGGAAGTATAGTAAAAGGGCTTAAACCACTTTGAACTCCTGTATCGGATGGATAATTAGAAATAAACAAAGTAATTTTTGCTTCCCCGGTTAATACTTTAAAATCAGGTAAGAACCTTCTCATAGCTAAAAAATACTCTCCTTCTCCTTGATCGGTTCTTAATGCAAATTCAAATGATTTAATAAACGAAGTCAAAGTAGTAGTACTTCCATCTGGGTTAATCTGATCGGTCCCCGATTCGTGCTCAAAGAAAGTAGAAGCACCTAAACCCGATTCGCCGATCACGGTGGGAACTGCGTTGACCGCGGACTTAGTACTATCATAAGCGGTTGCATAAGGTTGAGGATATACAGAAGCATCTAACCAAGTCGTTCGAATAGAACTAGTACTAACATTACTATACCAATTTAATGTCATAGTTTTAGTATCTCCACTACCATAATTATAGACAGCGGACCGGTTATTAAACTCTGCTCCTTGTGTAGGATAATACCAAACTACTTCTGTAAATAAAGTATTAAGACCTGCATAAATTTGTTGTCCTTTCGTAGTATCTATATCGTCAAATACATAATCTTCAATACTACAAGGTAATGTTTTTACAGTTCCATCGTATGCGAAAAATCCATTGATCCCCATCCAATAAGCAATACCATCTATTTCTACGGCCGCATTTTGACCAATCAATCCACAGTTAGTCCCTACTTGTTCAAATCCAAAAGTAAAAGGAGCACCCACAAATTTCATTGTGTATAGTGCATTATCTGTCCAAATCAAAATAACTTCTTTAGCTTTTAAAGCTCCCATAATTTTAGTTCCATCTTGAAGTCTAAAACTACCAGCAGAGTTGGTTTGAAGGATAGTGTATAAATTAATAAATTCTTGATCTGAAAAACGAATAAACATATCGTCTTGAGTAGCTGCATCATTTTCATCGGTACAGGTTCCAAAATGAATTAAGTGTCTAGTTGTAGGTGACACCAAAGTAAGTCTAGATGCAATCGGGTTTAAATTGGTTTGAAAAGTAGGAGTATTTAAAGATGCTCGAGTAGTAAATTTAGCAGCTATTCCTGAATTCCAAGTAAATGTTTTACCATTAAAGATAGTAGCAATTAGTACTTGTCCAAAATTACTTAAAGACCACAAACCTGGATCTAGGGTAACCGTAGACGCAGATACTGCTTCTCCCCATCCATTACTTCCACCAAATTCACCTATTCCAAAACCATATCCATAAGTCTGTGCCGCAGGACCTACTACATCATAAGGATAGACAGTAATAGAACCACCGGTAGTTACGGTTGCAGAAGCATTAGAGGTTTGAGTAATAGTAATGGTAGTAGAATTAGTAACAGAAGTTACTTGAAATAATTTATCTTCAAAATCAGCATCTACAAAACCAGTGCCACCAGGTAATGTTACTGCATCTAATAATATAATATCTCCTGCAGAAAGAGCATGTGCAGTAGCAAAAGTTAAAGTACAAATAGGAGAGTTAATAGTAGTAGCAATAGTAGCTGCTAAAGAAATAACAACCCCTGCGCTATCCGTTCGTAAAGGAGTAACATCATATACTTGTCCTTCAAAATAAATTAATAAAAACTTATCGGTTCCTAATGCATCATAACGGTTTCCAACTAAGTCTACAAAAGCGTGTTGTTGTCGAACCACTCCTACAATATCTGTATTTAATAAAGATTGCCATCCTCCTACTTTTTCAGGAAGGCCATAACGAAATCTAGTGTTATCTGAATCTACCCAACGATTGGTAGCGCCAACAGGAGTATTTTGCTTATTAACACCTGGTTCAAATTTTACTTGTTGAAGAGCCATTAATTAGCTCCTATGCTGTGTTAGTTTTGTAGATCCACCCACGAGCTACGTTAGCATATACTAAAGTGATTGCTTGGCTATTAGTGTTCAAAGTTAAGGCAGACGCAGCACCATTAATATTAAGACCATTGTTTCCAATAATACAATTGTTTGAACCAAAAAAGTTTGCTGCATCTATTACTACAACCTCATCTCCCACACTAGGAGTTGCAGGCAATGTAATCGTAACTGGGTTATTAGAAGTGTTTACTAAAATTTGATCTCCCGCTACAGCCGTATAAGGAGTGTTAGAATCTGAAATAGAATTATATCCTTTTGTTTGGATACCTAAAAAAGTATCAGTTCCGTTTGAATATACTAATTGAGTAGCTCCTACGGGAATGGCAAGAGGACTAGTAGAGGAAGAAGTTTTAACCGATAGAGTATAATTGCTAGTAGTTCTTACAGTTGCATCTTCTACTACAAATACTCTTGTAGCTGTTCCACCGCTAGTTGCAGCAGGCATTACTAAAGTAGTATTGGCAGTTAAGTTTCCTGTTAATTTAAAATATAAGTTTTTACCATTGGATTCTGCACCATCTGTTAAGACGAGAGTAATATCTCCACCTGCTCCCATAGCTACCGCAGTATATCCAGAAGAGGCTTGTTGTAAAATTTGTAAATTGGTATTAGTGATTGTTCCCCAAAGACCTGCTTTTTCTCCAGTGGTTATAAGTTCTAGTGCTAAATCTGTTGAATAATTTGATGCCATATTAATAAGGTTCTATTGGTGTCCAAACCATTGTTGCTCCAGGTTCAATTTGGTTCCAAGTAATAACCCCTACGTCTTTAGTTCCTAATAACAAATTATTAGGATTTAGGGTTACTCCTGCATTACCTACTATTGTAACAGTTCCTGAACTAATTGCAATACCATTTCCAGTAGGGTTGATAACCGCGGTCCCCGATACAGTAACCTCTCCCACCCCTAATACTAAAGGATTTGGGTTTAGAGATACGTTAGAAGTAGTAACAAAGCTAACCGTACCGGTACCTAATACTAGCGGATCGGCGTTTACTTGTTCTACAATAGAATTAGCTGCAATACCTAAATTGCCAATTTGAAGAGTTAGGACATTTCCACTAACACTAATAGTAACACTATTATCTTCTGCTACGGTTGCAAAGGGAAATTGTGCAAAGGTATCAAATCCTAACATAGGAATCTACCTAGCCGTCGCCGGAACGTTGTTCGTTCCTACTAGAGGATTTTCTGCAAATGCCATGTAGATCATAGTAGCACCACTGGTATTTACCTCTCCAGTAGAACTTCTGATTTTAAATCCATTAGATACAATATCTAATCTATCATTTGTCATCTCTGCATAATTTTGATTAGGATATACATAATTATTATCAGGA